AGTGTGATATAATACTAACATAATCAAGGTCATTGAATATCACACCTGAAGTGATTGAACGTCCCACAAAATCCTGGGCATGATTGAAGGTCACGACTTTCTATATCATCGGTGGAAGTTGATATTAGTGATATTTTTAACAATTTTCAAATAGGTTCGTTCCCGGTCGTCAGTCTGTAAAACTGAAGTCATTAAACAGATCGGAAGTTTGACAGGTGGTGCGTTACCACACGAACCTACCATTTTCATGGTCTTACCGGACGCGGGCGCCACTTAGTATGGTAGCAGGTGCAAATCCTGCTAAGACCAACCTTTTAATGCATGCAATATCAAGCGTGGTCGATCTTGTCTTGGGGTCGATACCGTAAACGCCGTCACAAGCCGGAACTAAGATTATTTTTTTTATGGGGCGGGCAGTGCGCTGCAAGGATCTTTTGCACAGAACCTCTGCTGGGTTGGATTCCCAGTCGTTCCACCATTTTATATAATGAGGCAAGATCCAAGTGTGAGGATCATTCTAACGGCGATGCAGCGGGGCCAGTTAGGAATAAACGATTTATTGCGGATTAGTCCGGTGACTGAAGGGGGCTCATATCCCTCTTAGCTGGTTTCGACTACCAGATCCGCTACCATTTCAAATAACTCTATAGCCCAGGGCGGAGTATAAAGATACCTGGGTACCATTTTATTTACGAGGCGGCTCTAGACGTAAGCAAGCTATTATTGCTGCAGCAGCGAAAAGTCAAGCATCCTTACCAACATCACGTGTGAATATGTTGGAACTACCAGATGAGCGACGTAGCGTAAATAAAACTTTTATGCGGTAGTAGTATAACGGCTATTATGTGAGTTTTCCAAACTTGAGATGGGGTTTCGATTACCTCCTACCGCACCAATTTATACCCACATAGTGAAGTGGACATCATATCAGCCTGTCACGCTGAAGTTCCGGGGTCAGTACCCGGTGTGGGTGCCAATTTATGCTCGCATCGCATAGCGGCTATTGCACTTCTTTTACACGGAAGCATTTCGTAGGTTCGAGTCCTACTGCGAGTACCACTTTATCCGCATATCGTATAAAAGTTAATTACACGGGTCTGATAAACCTGAAACCGAGGAGCGTTACCTCGTATGCGGACCATTTTTATCTGTCGTTGGCCGAAAGGATAGGCATCAGATTGCAACCCTGATTTATGAGATTTCGAAATTCTCACGGCAGTCCAATTTTTTAACGGAGTGTAGCTCAGCCTGGTAGAGCACTTGCTTTGGGAGCAAGACGTCGCACGTTCGATCCGTGTCACTCCGACCATTTTATTTATTGTTATATTTATTGATTGTTTGTTCGAGATTCTCGAACTATTTATATAAATATATGTATGTACTATTTAATATATAAAACGACTAATTTAATAAACAATAAAATCTATATAGGCAAACACAAAACAAAAGATAAAAACGATGCCTATTTGGGCTCTGGAACCATTCTACAAAGAGCTGTTCAAAAATATGGCGCCGAAAATTTTAAAAAAGAGATACTCTTTGAATGTTCTTCTGAGCAAGAAATGAATTTACTAGAAGAAGATATAGTTGATCTTGAATTTATCTCAAGACTTGATACATATAATGTAGCGCTGGGTGGTTTCGGTGGGTTTTATCATGTAAATAGTAAAAAATTGAACATTTACGAAGGACATAAAGAACAGGCCAAAATCAATTTCGCTAAAGGAACTGCTGAATTGAAAAAGAAATTAAAAGATAAAAAGTTCCACGAGGAATGGCGCCAAAAAGTATCAAACGGGGTAACGTTTTATTTTTTAAATGGCGGGAAAAACGGCTTTGAGGGTGCCATTCACACAAGCGAGTCCCGAAAAAAAATAGGACAAAAATCTGCAGTGCATCAAAAAGGATCTGGCAACTCTCAATTCGGCACAATGTGGATTTGTAATGTAGAAACAAAACAAAACAAAAAAATTTCAAGGAATTCAGATATTCCTATTGGTTGGATTAAATGCAGGAACAAATGGCCAAAATCCTAATTTAACACATTTTATACCTAGATAGGCAAATTGGTAAGCCGGTGAGCTGTTAACTCATGTCGATTGGAGGTTCGAACCCTTCTCTAGGTGCCATTTTAAACAAGCACCATTAATTGCAGTTGATGATGTCCGTTTAATCATTGACACGAAATACTGATCCTGCAAGATCTATAAAGTAGTGGTGAGATTCGTCTAGCGGATAGGACACCGACTTACGGAAACACAGGTTCGAATCCTGTATCTCTTAACAATGATTTTATTTTTTTGACACAGCAACACTGAAAGCAGAAGTGTTATATTGAAGGGTAAGTCCATCGTTGTTATGAAGTGGTCATGAACACAAATAACAAATGCACCGATAGCGAGACATCGAGGTCCGCCGAAAATGGAAGCCGGTTAGCAACGGCCTGTGTCGAATATTTTATGCCCAGTTAGTTTAACGGATAGAACACATGGCTACGAACCATGAAATGGGGTTTCGATTACCTCACTGGGTACCACTTTATATATTATGCGCATGTGGTGTAATTTGGCAGCCACGACAGGTTTAAGCCCTGTTGCCGAAAGGCGTGGGGGTTCGAGTCCCTCCGTGCGCACCATTTTTATGCCTACGTATCCCAATTGGCAGAGGAGCTAGTCTTAGAAACTAGATGTTGTCGGTTCAAATCCGACCGTAGGTACCAATTTCCGGGAGATGGTAGAGTCTGGTTGAATGCGCCGATATGATTATCGGTAGGTGTGTCTTTCACGCCTCGAAGGTTCAAATCCTTCTCTCCCTTTAATTTAAGACATAGAAGACGAGGGGGTGTTCTATGCAAACTGTGTCTATAGCTCAACGGTCAGAGCGTCGGGATGTGGCCCCGAAGATTCGGTTTCGATTACCGATAGACACCCCATTTATGGAAGGATGGCCGAGTCCGGTTTATGGCGCTAGTCTTGAAAACTAGAGAGGCGTAAAAGCCTCCGGGGGTTCAAATCCCTCTCCTTCCGCCAATTCATGGAAAGTAAACCGAACAGCGTTCGGCACTGTTTGCTAAACAGATGGGACGGTAAAACGTTTGAGGATGGTGCCCTCTACTTTCCGCCATTATAGATAAAAATAGTTGCACTTTCTTGTTTACAACAACCACTAAAGTGTGATATAATACTAACATAATGAAGGTCATTGAATATCACACCTGAAGTGATTGAACGTCGCATAAAAACCTGCGCACGGTTGAGAATCAAGATTCTCTACACTGTCGGTGGAAGTTGATATTAGTTATTTTATGCCCAGTTCGTTCAAGGGATAGGACAGCAGTCTTCTAAACTGCGAATATGTGTTCGAGTCACATACTGGGTACCATTTTATGGGTTGTAAACATTGCTGGCGATGTACGAGACTTTTAATCTTGTAAACCGAGTTCGATTCTCGGACAACCCACCATTTTATTGTTGGCGAAGATATTGGTGGCGAGAAAATGCCAAGAAAAATCCCGCGTCTCGTGCCAACATTAAAGCTCGAAGCAGATAGAGCGAGAAACAATGTAGCTGCTAGTCGGAACAAAATCATCCTTGTTGCCCTAAGTGTTTCTCACATTTTCATGCCCCGGTCGTCTAACGGTTAGGACACAAGACTTTCAATCTTGAGATCGGATTTCGATTATCCGTCGGGGTGCCATTTTATGCTCTGTGGCCCTGGTAGGGCGGGGGATTCTTATAAAGTCCTGCAGGAAAGTTCAAATCTTTCACAGAGTACCATTTTCAAGCCCGATTAGTTAAATAGTATAACACTGGTTTTGTACTCCAGAGTCGTGGGAGCGTTACCTACATTGGGCACCATTTTGATTAGACATCTACTAGCGATTGTGAAAAGACAGCAATCAACAAATACCAAATTACATTAGAGATTAAAAACATACTAGAAGTCTTGACAGCCGGAGAGACGGCTTCAATTTAACATGGGTGGAGGCTGAGACGTGAAGACATTCGCGGTGGTGGATAAATCCACCTTTACGATAATGCCAAATCGATCCGCCCACCATTTTATAAGGAAAGAAGCTGTTGGTCAGCGGCCGGGATACCGGTGAAAAAACAAAACGCGCGTTTGAGGTTCAAGTCCTCCTTTCCTTGCTTTTTTATGCGGATGTAGTATAACGGCTATTATGTGGGTCTGCCAGTCCTGAGATGAGGTTTCGATTACCTCCATCCGCACCAATTTATTAGATAAAGGCGAAACGATAATACAGGGGAAAGGTATTATCGTCAACTGCATGTTGGCTACATGCGTTCTGATGAGCCAAGCCGAGAACACGCGATACATATGCATTAAACATTGCTAACTTGGTTTGGTTGTCAGAATAGGCGAAAGCCTTAATTACCCGAAGAGATAGCTGCCTTCGTGTCATAATCCTTTGATATGCGGGAGAGTGATAAAAATATAGCAACACCGGTTGAATGCAGTTGCAAGTATATCACATTTTATGGATGTGTAGCTCAAAGGAAGAGCAACGGTCTCTTAAACCGTAGGTTGAGGTGTCAGGATCCTCCACATCCACCAATTTATGCAGGTGTAGTTCAACACGGATATGAATCCCGGAATTGTTTTTTTGAGTCTCGAGTTCCTCAAGATATATTCTGTGAACATCAAGTAATACGCGATTATGAGGTGTAATAAGAACAACGGTCGAATAGACCGAAGAAGAAGGTTCGAGCCCTTCCTGATGCGCCATTTTCCTCTATCGAAAAAGGGTTTCCAGTAGCCTAAGCAAACCAGTAACCCCGAAAAACACGTAAGACTGCTGTTAGGCTTGGGAGAGGATTTATATAAATAATATCATTATGCTATCTTTCAAAGAATATTTAAATGTTGAAGAATCTTTTGATACGCGGCCGGCCAAAACGCGCCGTGAAATGAAAGGTAGGTGGAATGTTAGATATCACTTTTCGATAAACGATTTAAAATATGTAATTGATTTTATTCGAAGTTCTGCACGTTCAAATGAGTATGAATTAGCATTCGCCCTAGTGGATCCAGTGAATGATATGATGTTCAATATAACTGATACTGGACACCAGCACGAGGTTTTAATAACGGTATTTGACAGCATTAAGGATTTTCTTAAATTTAAACCAGACACTATTAGAATTAATTTTTCCGCGAGCAAAAGAGATAGCAAATCTCGCGGAAGTGTTTATGGTAGATTGGTTAAAAGGTTTATTCCCTCCGATTGGGAATATGAAATAAAAGATCGCGATAGAGAAATTTATTTTGAACTCAAAAAACGCTTTAGCGAAGTGGAAAAACCCAAAAGCGGCGATCTTGAAAGGCTTTTATCATTATAAAAATTTGCCTATCTGCCATGTGCAGAAAAGGAGACAGATTCGTTATGACGAATCCAGCAATTCCGTGACGTGTGTAAAGTCGTAGAAGCAGTTGCAAATGTTATACGTATCACCTCTCCGGTTTTGTAGGGTGGGCGCCTACATAGAAAATAATTGTCCGCCATTTTTGATTCTCGACAGTGTTGAGCGTCCTTCAAAGGTTTCGTAGAACCAGCCTGGCAAATCTACGTTTATTTTTGCCCGAATAGTTTAATGCTAGAACGACTGTTTCGTAATCAGTTGATGTCAGTTGAATTCTGACTTTGGGCACCAATTTATGCGTCTATAGTGTAACGGCAGCACAAGAGCTTCCAACCCTCTTTGTCCGGGTTCAAATCCTGGTGGACGTGCCATTTTCATACACCAATAACTCAGAGGTAGAGTGCTTCCGTGACATGGAAGAAGCCGAAAGTTCAAATCTTTCTTGGTGTACCAATTTACTGTTCCTTGGTGTAATGGAAACACAAACGGATTTGGCCCGTTTATTGAGCGTTCGAGTCGTTCAGGAACAACCAACTTTAAATGCAAGAACAATAAAACGCCCTCGGTTGTCGAGCAACGGATAGGCTTCTGGAGTTATCGTAAACATCTAACCAATGTTGGTGAATAATACAAGGAAGCACACGGAAACCCTAAACAGAACAAAGGTGGTTCCTTTGGAGGTTCACTTTTAAAGCTTTGTTGTTCTTGCGCCTTTTATGCTCGGTTCGTTCAACGGATTCACATACCGAGTACCATTTTGTCTCCCCGCGCCTCTGGCTGAAGTCGGTTCGCTACCGGAAGGTTAATTCTGGATTGAGTTCTGCAACACGTGTATATATCCAGTGCGTAATTCGGGGAGCCTTTATTTTAGTTGACCCCTCGTGCCTCTTCACAATGCAAAATTCGAGAATCTGAATTGACAGATGAAGCCGAATGACGATTCGGGATAGGGTGTTTATTTGTTTCATTCGTCTAGTGGTAGGACAGCTGACGATTAATCAGTCAACGGTGGTTCGATTCCACCATGAAATATATTTCAAGGATAGAGCCTTGGATGACAGCCGGAATACCAGCGGCACTATTTTCTCACAACCGTAGTGACACGGCTTAGTGTCCCTTCCTTCTTTCAATAGAATAGGTAGCTAGGCGAGGTCGGGGAGCACTCAGTGCTCAGAACCTTGGTAACCCGGACGGGCCAGAAGTGTACAGCTGGTGTGAGAAACCCTTTTACTCATCTGCCATCGTAAGTGTAAGAGCAGAAGCGAGATGGGAATACCTTTGAGTGTTCCTGATTTTTATGCCCGGTTAGTTCAGTTGCTTAGAACATCCGATTGGTATTCGGAAGGTCCTGGGTTGAATCCCCAGACTGGGCACCATTTTATAACCCTCAAAGGTTTACGGTGAAGCCGACCCGCAACTCTTAAGTGAGACAAAACCGTTAGGACATGGAGAGAAGAGGGCGACTCTCCCCTATTTTAGACCGATGCCTAAGGTTAGGACTGATGATTCATATCCATCAAGATTGGGATCGTTACCCAGCTTCGGTACCATTTTACTCAATAGTGTAAGCAGGAATAAATACTGCATAAGGGTAGGGCTATATTTAGTTCGATAAGCAAAGGACTGGGAAAACCCGGTCGCCTCGTGTAACACCCGAGTTTTGACTCGGACTGAGAGTTCGAATCTCTCTTGAGTATTTTTGCCCTCATGGTGTAAAGGATAGCACAAAAGTTTCCTAAACTTTGAGTAAAAGTTCGAATCTTTTTGAGGGTGCCATTTTTAAAATTTAAAGGATAATACACAAATGAAAACTATATCATTTGACTTTGACGACACAATATGTTTATGGCCAGAGGCTAAAGTCAATCAAGCCATTAAGGACTTAATTTGGAAGCATAAGAATGCGGGCGACAGAGTCGTCCTGGTTACCTCTCGTTGGGATTTTACTAAAGAATCTGTCCTTATTGCATTCAAAGAATGGGATATTCCAATTACTGAAGAAGATATGTATTTTACAAATAATCGTGATAAGTCTCACATTTTCTTTAAACAAGTCAAAGCGGATGCTCATTACGATGACGACGAAGATCAATTGGCAACACTCGAGCATCATTTCAAGTTTGATGTGTTTCATGTTGACCGAGAAAATATAACAGATTTTAGAGAAAGAAAATTACCACCTCTCAATCCTATATTTGAGAAGTATGCTGGTTATTTTATATAATTTTATGGGGGTGTAAGGTATTCGATTGGATATTTTAGCCTATCGTGCAAGCAGGAATGATTATCTCCTCAACGAAATCAAACACTATAAATGGCAACGAACTTGCTTTGGCTGCGTAAATAACGCAACCCGCGAATCTAACGAGATGTCTTAGTAGTTAGTAGTAGCGTCGACACAGAGACGGACATAGGCGGAAAGACGCTTTGACAATAGGAAAGACTATAATATGAGGGTGTCTCTAAACACTAAGCTTGTGAATGAATGGTAGATGTTAATGTATTTCAAGACAGGAGTTCAATTCTCCTCACCTCCAAATTCTATCAACGTATCAACTTCCACCGACGAGCCCAAGCTAGGCATTTAACTCAAAAATTTATTTACTTTTTGGTTTACACAAGCGTTTAAATAATATATAATAAGCATATGAAACAAAAACACAAAAAGACCATTGATCGGGCGATAGAATCCATAAATTGGAATAAAGTCGCCGACATGTATAAAAAGACAAATTGGACGTGGTACCTAATGGATCAAACTCCGACTGAGGAAGAATTAAAAGATTCTGCACGAACTTTGGCACAGCGAGCAATTAAAGAAAAACTAAGATTTATTTCAACTGGAGGTATCACAATTATTTGGGAGAAAAAGCGCAACTTTATGCAAATTTTCGTCGGCTATTCTGGAGATAATAAATGAAAATACAAACACTGCATGAAGATATAATTTGGCCGTCCTATGCACATGATGGAGACTCGGGAATGGATGTTTTTTCTCCGAAATCGTATGTGATTGCCGCCGGCAAGAGAATGCTCATTCCTTGTGGATTTAAACTTGAAATTCCATACGGTTATGAAATTCAAGTTCGACCCAAATCCGGATTGGCCCTTAAACATGGTATCACGGTATTGAACACCCCGGGAACAATCGATAGCAATTATCGAGGGGAAGTTTGTGTGATTCTCATAAACACCGGAGATAGTGATTATGAAATTCAAAAAGATAGTAAGATAGCACAAATTGTTTTAACACCTGTTGCGTATGTGCCAGAATTAACCGAGGGTGTTGTTGAATCAGCCGAAACGACAAGGGGTTGTGGGGGTTTTGGATCTACTGGAGTATAAAATGCAAATAAAAAATATAAAACACGAAGATATTGACATAAACGAAACCGGCATCATCGTATACGGTGAGGGTGATTTTTGTGAAAAGGCGGCTGATGTAGCGGCTGCACAATACAGGCCGTGCATTTTACTTGGAGCAAAAGAAAAGTATTTTGCAACAAAATATGAGCCTTTGTATTTAGATAAACTGGACAGAAATGCGATGATTAACTATATTGCAAGTTTTGAGTATGCAGAAGAAATAAAAAGTTATGAGTAAAATTATACACCTTGACACACCACAAAATAGATTGCAGTTTCCAGAATTTTTTTCTGACCGTGCAACAAATACGCGCAAGCTTGAAACTTTGATTAAACAAATTGGAATTGATGTCGTGAATGGCGTGGCAAAAGAAGGCAATTTAGATGTCGGAACGGCGCTAAAAATTACAGCAACTGCGGCGGAAATTATTGGAATTGTACAAGCAAACAGAGAACACAAATGAGCACAGAATTACAGCTAATGAGTCTAATAATTTTTGTGCTCTGTGTTTATATTTTTTACTTGCGAGCTCGGTTACTTTTGCTAGTGGCTTTGATGAACAAATCATCTATTTTGCTAAAGTCTACTACAAATAGACTAAAGGAAACAAATCATTCGTACTTAGTATTAATTGAAAAATTTTTACCAAATGATGAAAAGGTGACACTCGCCTTTGAAGAATATAAAACTGCTTATTTCGATCATCAAAAGGAAACCGAGCCAATTAACATCGAAATAAGATTTCATCATTTAAAGGTCGCGAATAAAAAATTTGAAAAGGCATGCGAGGAATATTATGAGCAATAAACCTATCTATGTAATTACCGCAATGACGGACGATGACGATTGGTCTAAAAATTATCGAAGGCGATCATTCGGATATTTTTATGAAAAAAATGCTGCAACGGATGCTATTTTAAGCAACGCCGAAGAAATACACTCCCTGTTATTTACTTATGCAGTCATTGAGGAAATACACTCTGGTTTTCAACCAGAAGTAGTAAGTGAAACGTGGTTTCGGTATCATTTAGAAGAGCGTCAGTGGAAATATACTGAAATAAGACCAAGTAATTTTGAGAAAACCACAAATTTTTCAATTGGGTGATTTTATTGTTTACAATAGAAAGAATGTGTGATATAATACTATTGTAACTCAAAAAAAGGAAAAAAAATGCAAGTAAGAGATTTGATTGAATTGTTGAAATGTTATCCTAAAGATTTTCCTGTGGGATATGTAACCAAGGCAGGAAATGCTCTACCAATTAGCGTAAAACTATCCGAGGGCTGTATCAGCAGAGACGGTTACAGCGCCAGTCCTGCACGAGATTGTTATCAGCCGTTTTTAGGTTTTCACATTACGCCAAAACCAAAATATATTGATCCAAAGAGCTATACGAATTAACATACATTTCAGAATAAATTATATATATGAAAATTTTTTGGGAATACTGGTGTAAAGCCTTAGGCTCAAAAGCGTATCAAGAAAATAAAAAGGCAGATATGGTCGCAATAATCAGAACGGTTTGGGTCATTATGCACGCTATAACTTGTTGCTTTATTATTGCAAGCGCTGGAAGAAATTTAAATTTGTGGTGATAAAAAAATATATGATGCATTTAACTCCTCAAAAACTAATATCTAAAGGTGGCCACCGCAGTGTATATACGACCGAGGATCCTGAGTGGGTGATCAAAATTCAACAAAAAGAAGGCAATTACAATTATGCCGAATGGTCTGTGTGGAACATTCTAAAACACACTAAGTTTGGAAATTTACTTGCACCGTGTGGTGAAATATCGTCGAATCACATGCAACTTTTGCAACGGAAAGGACTTCCTCTTGAAAAAAATTCGAATTTGCCAATTGAATTACTTCCCGGATTTCTTGCGTATGATGTAGAAGTAGCAAGACAATGGGTGATTATTTCAGGATATAATAATGACAAGCCCGTCTTATGTGATTATGATCACAACCAGTTTGCCAAGGTTAAACAATATTTTATGGAAAAAGACAAAAACAAATGAGAACACATGATGTATATTTTACTTCTGATCAGCATTGGTTTCATTCCAACATTATTGGCCATTGTAATAGACCTTTTCTGTCGGCTGATGATATGGATGAATATATGATTCAAGCCTGGAACGAAACGGTGAAACCTGGAGATGTTGTATATCACCTAGGAGATTTTGCAATCACCGGATATTCCGAATCTAAGTTTAAACCAAAAGTTGAAAAACTTTTGAGAAAACTAAACGGAAATAAAATTTTGATTCAAGGCAATCATGATTCGCCCGCGGTCTTAAAAGCACAGGGTTGGGGAAACATCCATAAAATGCATCATGTAAAAATTGATGGACAAAAACTAATACTTTGTCACTATGCAATGAGAACCTGGCAGTTCAAAGGATCTGGGGCGATTCACCTTTATGGACACAGCCATGGCAATCTTCCCTCCCTTGATAAATCGATGGATGTTGGCGTAGACGCTATGGGATATAAACCAATCAAATTTGAAAGAATCGTTGAAATTATGAACAAAGTTGACAAAGGACCTACTGAGAGATGGTAACCAAAAACACGCCCTGTATTATGTGTGACGAAGAAAAACCTATAGCTTGGGTTAGATGCACACAATTTGCTGGAGACCATTATTTTTGCGAAGAGTGCGCAAAAAAAGAATCGGACTTTAGCGAAAGTGATTCCATGAAATTTTGGATTGATATTGAATCATATATAAACTATGATGAAACCTAAGTGATAGTTATAAACCTTTCAGACTCAAAGGCTTATGCGAAAGTGCACTTTTTTGCGCTTTTTTGTTTACAACAGACCGTCGAATGTGATATAATACTTATATGAAAACTAAACACGTAAGAGCGCAAACAGTAGAAGATTATTTCGGTCTGCCTAAAAAGGAAAGAGAATGGTATGGAATTTATCTTAAGCCGTCGTCAATGCTGATTGGAGAGTGGGATGCTTTTGAAAAAAGAATTCTCAAAGAATATCCAGTCCAGGCCTTTCTTCGTGAGAAAGTTTACTTTGAAATTGATTGTGTTCTCAGTAAACTTGGTAGAAAAAAAGCAGCAATTAAAAATTTTATTAAGCCCAATCACATTCGATATCGCAATGCATATCCGCGCCATGAATATAAAGATATAGATTCGTTAATTGAAGATGGAATGTTTGCTCTTCTCAAAGATTTTTGGTATGGAGAATGCTGGCCGACAAGTATCGTTAACTGGGAAGATAGTGAAGAAAGCCGAAAAGTATATCAATGGATCAAAGACACTGTTGAAACCATCGAGGTGACTTTACCTAAACTTTGTGATGATGTGAATAAAGCATACGATGATGTGGATAACACGAAGACTTATCATGAAGCATATGCCGAAGTCAATCGTATTGAAGCAGAAATTAAAAACATCAAAAACAAAATCCTTCACGAAATGATCGACTATCGTGATTATCTTTGGACTTAAAGAATGAATGTAGTAAAAGGCGAAATATTTTATGCAAAATACTCTGAGGATTTTCCTTGTAAAATAGACTCAAAGCGCGAATACATACATTTCGTTGACATATACGGTAATAAAGTAAACGCGCCGGTTGATACAATTATTGCGCTATATAATAAAATACAGGAAAATAACATCTCAAAAAAGGATTAAATAAAATATGATTGTTGTGATACACGTTATCTCTTTTGTCACTCTCCTGGGCGCCTGGTTGGCCGTTATGTTTTGGGACGTAGATGCAGATCCAAACAATGAGTTATTGTTTCCAAAAATTATTTTAAATATTGTGTTCGCGCGGTTGTTTTTTGTAGTCGCAGAATTAACACTTAACTACTTATTCGTTTTTTTTGAATACATAAGGGAGTACATATAATGAGAAAATTAGCATCTATACAAATTATCAAAGACATTCGTCCCATCGAAGGGGCTGACAACATCGAAGTAGCTCAAGTCAACTCGTGGAATGTTGTTGTCAAAAAAGGAGAATACAAAGCTGGAGACTATTGTGTCTACTGCGAAATCGATTCTTTCCTTCCTATTCGACCAGAGTATGAATTCCTTCGTAAAACCTCCTATAAGAAAATGGGGGACCAAGAAGGCTTTAGGCTGAAGACAATCAAAATGCGAAATCAGGTTTCACAGGGATTGCTTCTTCCAATATCGGTTATACCAAAACAAGAAGAAATGTACTATTGTGATGGAGATGATGTAACCGACTTGCTTGGTGTTGTCAAATACGAACCACCGATGCCCGCAGAACTACAGGGTGTTGCAAAGGGGCAATTTCCATCTTTCCTTAGACGCACCGATGAAGAGCGTATTCAAAATTTGAGTAACGAATATGAAGATATGAGGAAAGAAAGATATTACGTTACCGAAAAAATTGACGGAACATCCGGAACCTTTTACTACAAAGACGGCGTGTTTGGTGTTTGCTCTCGTAATCTCGAACTGGTCGAAAACGAATCCAACACCTACTGGAAGATTGCCCGTCAATATGAACTCCAGGGAAAAATGTCTGTTCTTGGTAGAAACCTTGCCATACAGGGAGAAGTCTATGGAGAAGGTATTCAAGGAAACAAATACAAAATCAAAGGACAAAAATTGGCTGTGTTCAATGTCTTCGATATTGATAAGCAAGAAAAGATGTCTGTGTATGATATGACCAAACTTTGTATGATGTTTAGCTTGACCCCTGTTCCTATCGTTGATGGGTATTATATTTTATCACCAACCATTGAAGAACTCCTTCAGTATGCAGAAGGCAAATCTAAACTACACCCAGAAACCGAAAGAGAAGGTGTAGTAATTCGATCTCATGATTGTAAGATTTCTTTCAAGGCTATCTCCAATAAATTCCTCCTCAAACAAAAAGACTAAAAACAGAGGTTTTCTTTTGAGTAAAAATCTTTATCATGTGTCTCTCAAAAATTTAGGCAAATCAAAAATCTTTACGCCCCGAATACCCACAAATCGATTTGAGGGAGATTTGGCAGAACATCCATGGCTTGGTAGAATACCAGAAGATGATACCATTCCTCGAATTTGCGTAACAACGAATATTTCTTATGCTATTAATGCGATCGGTCTACCCCTTGTTTCTAAAACCGGAATTAGAGGTTATCTTTATAAGGCGCTAAATCCCCGTGCCGTTTCTCGAGACCTACCCCGAATTTTAGTTCCAGACGCAAATGAAACAAACGAGCATTGGATTTTATCAAAAACTAAAATGCAAAGAATTGGAACTATTCGTATATTTGACACGCCAGAAAAAACATATTGGGAATGGATAAAAAAAGATGAAGAGTAATATGACAGAATATGATAAGAATTTTATTCAAGAGCAAGCAGAAAAATTTGTCGATTCAATACACGATAATCTATTCATTTTGAGTGATGAACACTACCAAGAAATTATAGAGTATTTTTTTGAGAAACTAAAGCGTCACAAATAATATTTTAAAGAGAAATTATCGCCGTATAAATATCACTATGGAAGAAATAGTAAATTTAATCGATACCGCATATGAATACGGTTTGGTTTCGGAGGTCGTGAATACTGCACTAGAGGCAATGAAGGAAAATCCTGATCTTGAACCAATACAAGCACTTAAAATAGCCTTAGAAGAATGGGACTGTAATGAAGAATAAAATTAAAAGCTTAATTGCCGCGTTACTGGTGGGCGGGTGCGTAACAACACCGAATAAAATCGAAGATCCCTATGCAAGAGTTCCTTGGGATGTTCCTGCGGAGGTAGAAAATGCTAAATAAAATTGGAACCAAAGGAAACCCTCTAAGAATACTAGTTGCGGATAACTGGGGCACGGATGCACACGGGACACTCAAAAGAAAATTCCCCAATGTAAGTTTTTCCACCTATGTTGAAACGTCATCCGTACACCCTCACGGACACATGGTAGCTGAATGCATTTGCCACATGCTACCTCGAGATAAGTATGTTGATATTGTTTTTTTGCCATACTTGGATTTGCAAAATATTCCAGAATATAATTGGAAAAATGTCATCGAAAGCGAGAGAAAAGCAGGAAGACCATTTCACATTGCTAATTGCTCGTTTGGTGCACATCACGGTAATGATGATGTTTGGAAATCGGTATTAGGTGCAAAGTGGAATACACCTGAAAAATTGGCAGAAGCGAAAGAAAAAATCGGTGATACAATTGTTCTCTTTGCTTCAGGCAATCAAGACTCTTCTACGCCAAATAAAGATCACATGGAGAATGATGTAAATTATCCTCAAAAGGCGCTTTCACAGTTAGAAAATCTTTTCGTGATTGGTGCTTGCGATTATAAATCAATACCTTCACTCTTTTCATCCGATGGTGAACAGGTTTTTGCAATGTATTTGGGAGAAGGCGTCGCACTCTTTGATCCAACGGTAAATAGAATTGTCAAGGTAAATGGAACGTCCTTCGCATCTCCTTTTGCCGCCGGAAATGTGGCTGAATATATGCTCCAAGGTGAAAAAATTACTCACGATTGGTATTTAAATTTAGTCCTTACAAAGGGCTGGATCGCGCCCGGGTGGAATAGAGGAGACCAACATCGTAAAGCAGGATATGGATCCATGATTTCGGAAATGTATAACAAAGAATACTTTAAAAAGTTTTATAGATCAAGAAGTGGTCGCCTTGATACGTTGCAAAATCTTGAAGACAAATATCATGATTTTGATGAAATAAGCTGAAAATATTTGTTTACACTAGGGTATTATTATGATATAATACTAGTATGAAAAAAGACATACTTCAATTTATTGAAACGTTAGAAGATTTTAAAAATACATCGGCCGAAAAGTCCAAGAAAACTAAAAAAACAAAATCATTGCCTCTAGAAGAAAAAATTATAGTAGAGCGCAACGATGCGGCAGTAAAGCTTTTCAATTTCGTAATTAAGTCCTTAAACGAAATTGTAAATAAAAACGAATGTGTGACCGATTATGCAAATCGGCAGGTGAAAAAATAAAAGAAAAATAAAATGAAATACTTAGTGACATTTGAAGAAGGTGAGGGGCTCTTGAAAGGCCCAGTATCAAATATATATGGTGTGAGCAACGGAGTTGAATCCGGACTGGTAGAAAGAACGCAAGCAAATCCAATTAAACCCTTTATGAGGTTTTACGGTAATGGTAGAAATATCGATCGAGACGGAACAATCATTCATGGTTTTACAACCCCCGATTTCGTAAGTAAAGAATATTCAACCATGAAAGATATGATGGACAACGAGGGAAGATACTTGTTCATTGAACACCGCGCGATTTTGAAAAAACCATTTAAGTATAAAAAATGAAAATTAAAACAGTTGTTTATCATGGAACACGGCAAAAATTCCCCGGAAAATTTGACGAAAGAAAAATAGGTAGCGGAAACGATGTTGGCTACTCTGGGAGAGGATTTTATTTTTTCCCGAATATTGAAGATGCAAAATTTGCAGCACCGCGAGGTTTTGTGAAACCATTTGAAATTAATCTTTCAAACGCATATCACTTAACGTCAAGAGATGATCCATTTTCAGAAGATACGGATCTATCCGAAGAAGATATGAGAGATACAACCACTCTTGAATTGCTGTGGCAAGGCTATGATGGATCAATACGATATCTAAATGGGAAAGTTGAAGAAATTTGTGTATTTTCATATCTTAAAGAAGGTTATGATGGCAATAGGAAAATTAAAGAAACCGGGCAAGATTGGATTAAAATATGATTAAAAAGTGTTTTATTGATACTGAAACGACCGGTCTTTGGTCAGAAAAGCAAGATGAGGTGCATCAAATTTCGTGCATCATCACAGACGATCATGCAAAGCCTTTGGATTATATCAATCTAAAATTTAGGCCGTCTGAAACCGCCTTGGAGAATATGCACCCCGAGGCTCTGCAAAAATGCAGATTGACTAAAGAAAGCATTCGATCTCGGAGTTTGGACTTCAGCCAAGCGTTTGCAAAGTTTGAAGAATTTCTAAACAAACATGTCAATCGCTTTGATAAAACCGACAAAATGCAGTTCATTGCCTATAATGCGCCGTTTGACTTAAAATTCATACAAAAATACTTCCTGCAAAATAACAACGATTATTATGGTTCTTATTTTTGGAGGCCTGAAATTTGTGTATATCGTGAGCTGGCTTGGATGTTGCAAAATGAAAGAGATCAATTTCCATCTATGCACCTATCTGATATGTGCAAATATGCTGGAATTGAGTTTAGCGAAGAACATGCACATGATGCAATGTATGACACAAAGAAAACACTTGAACTGTTTCGACAAATATATCTATGAAAAATCCAAAATATAATAAAGAAATTAAACCTAATGTTATTGTTGATGTTTATGATGTTTTGCAGGCGTGGAAAGTGACAAATCCCGCTTTACAACATTTAATCAAAAAGGCGTTGCAAGCAGGCAACCGAGGACACAAAACTCTTGAGCAAGATATGGAGGACATCATTGCATCTGCAATAAGAGCAAAGGAAATAGAACTCAATGAGAAAAAACCAGATTCGGAAGTCGTGGCGGTAGAGAACCCTCAGTTCAATGCAGATTGGGGCATATATGACAAAATACAAAAGGGTTACCCCAACGCAAACGAACTCGGCATGTACCGAGGATAATGAATAATTCTTGTTTACAATAAGAATACAATGTGATATAATATATCAACAACCAAAGTTAAGGAAATCTATGACAGTCTCACTTTTAGAAAAACTAAAGAAAAACTCAAAACTCTCCGGTACAGATGTTCTATCTGAATCGGAGTTTTTTACCACATCAAAACCAATCTCAACGACCGTGCCCATGATTAACGTGGCACTTTCTGGTGAAATTGACGGGGGATTAACGTGCGGCCACACAATGCTGGCCGGGCCCAGCAAGCACTTCAAAACAAGTTTCGCTCTTTTAATGGCCGCGGCGTATTTGGAAAAATATGATGACGGCGTATTAATGTTCTATGATACAGAATTTGGTTCACCCCAAGATTATTTCAAAAGCTTTGGTATTGATCCGCAAAGAGTTTTGCATACACCTGTAATGAATATCGAACAGCTTAAATTTGATTTGGTGAATCAGCTTGATCAAATGGATAAGAAAGATCGCGTTATAATTGTCATTGACAGTATTGGCAACATTGCATCGAAAAAAGAAATTGATGATGCACTAAGTGAAAGCTCAAAGGCTGATATGACGAGAGCAAAGGCACTAAAAAGTCTTTTCCGTATGATTACTCCATATTTGAAGACAAAGGATATTCCTCTCATTACGATTAACCACATTTACATGGAACAGGGAATGTTTCCCAAAGCAATTGTTTCGGGTGGAACGGGAGGAATCTATTCTGCGGATAATATTTGGATTGTTGGTAGACAACAGGATAAGATTGGAACAGAAATTCAGGGTTATCACTTTGTGATTAACATCGAAAAATCTCGATTTCTCCGCGAAAAATCTAAAATTCCAATTAGTGTCACTTGGGAAAAGGGTATTTCAAAATGGTCGGGTTTGCTTGAAGTTGCGCTCGAATCCGGATTTGTGAAAAAACCTAAGAATGGTTGGTATGCACTCTGGGATGTAGAAAACGATCAGCAAATTGGAAAATCACTCAGAGCTGCAGAAACACAAACAAGTGAATTTTGGACTCCCTTGCTAAAGAATAAAGAGTTTGAAAGCTGGATTCGAAATCGATACAAAATCTCTACACAACAAATGATTGAAGGAAATACTAACAATGACTAAATATACAATAACAGATAAAAAATCTCCCGACGGCTCAAACATTCTTAGATTTGATGAAGGTGAATTTGAAGGCCTTGAGTTTTACTACGGGAATGTAAGTTTTCACGAAGAAGAAGAAGAAAATGAAGAATATTGCAAAATGTCTTTCGACTATGAAGTAATAGTGCCAGATGATCGCGAGATAGACAAGGAAAGTGTCGAACTCAAAACCACAATCGGCAACATTCTAGTTAGCGTTATCAAAGAATATGTTGCATTGCAGGAATCTTCTTCTATAAATGAATGATCTTGCAAAATTAATATTAAAACAGATTTTAGATAATGATAGGTACTGCAGAAGTGTATTGCCTTATCTAAAATCTGATTATTTTGAAGGTGAATACAAAATAGTTTATAAATTGCTCGTAAACTATTTTGTTGAATACCATAGCAGACCGAGTAAACCTGCTCTTGAATATGAGTTTGGAAATTCAAATTACAACACGGAATCGAATCGTGGCTGCTTTGAACTCATAGATCAAATTTACTCAATCTCAGAAGAAGAAAGAAAAATTGATTATGATTGGCTGCTTAAAACTACAGAAGCGTGGTGTAAAGACAAAGCCCTTCATAACGCAATTTTAAAGTCAATCTATATTATCGACGGTAAAAACGATAAATTGGATAGAGGTGCAATACCGGAAATTTTAAATGATGCTCTTTCAGTTTCTTTTGATCAAAACATTGGACACGATTATTTAGAAAACGCCAAAGATAGATGGGAATACTACCATAGAGAAGAAAACAAAATTGCATTTGATTTGGAAATGCTAAATAAAATCACAAAAGGGGGCGTAAGTCTTGGTACTCTCAACGTTCTTATCGCCAGTACAGGAGTGGGTAAAAGTTTGGTAATGTGTCACATGGCAGCAGCAAATATATCAATGGGATTAAATGTTCTGTATATTACATTGGAGATGGCAGAAGAAAGAATCGCCGAACGTATTGATGCAAATCTCTTTGATGTTGATATTCAAAATATTGATGGATTAAGTGAAAATAATTTTAGTTCTCACATCCAAAAGCTCAAAGAAAAAATTAATGGAAAGTTAATCATTAAGCAGTACCCTACGGCCTCAGCCCACTCGGGTCACTTTAGAGCATTAATTGAAGAATTAAAGTTGAAAAAAGAGTTTGTACCTGACGTGATTTATATTGATTATTTAAACATTGCGGCCTCATCGAGAATGAAAAATGCAGGAGATACTTACACATACGTTAAATCAATCGCCGAAGAATTAAGAGGTCTTGCAATTGAAAAGAAAGTGCCGATTTGGAGTGCAACACAAACAAATCGAAGCGGGTATCAAAATTCAGATGTTGACCTATCATCCACGTCAGAATGTATATTTGTTGATGAAATAATCAAACTTAAAGACGGTTCTAGCAAGAAAATTAAAGATATAAATGTTGGAGACCAGATCACAGCAAATGGTGGTTATAAAACTGTAGTGCAAGTGCACCACAAAAAAATAAAACCATGTTATAAAATTAAAACTAAAAGGGGGTTGGAAATTATAGTATCTGCAGATCATATATTCCCGACAGAAACCGGTAGAATGTCTATTAAGTCTGGGCTAAAAATAGGAACAAAAATATCTTCAGTTTAATCTGTTATTGATATAAATAAATAAAGTAAAGTCAACAACAGATTAATTACTATGAAGAAAAAAACATTATTAGAATACTCCGATGTTTTACGGGTATTGAATTTATCTAAAACAGAATCGGAAAGGGATAAATTGGCCAAATTCATAATTGAAGAATTTGCTTCAATTGGAACATCACCCAGACAAAAAAGAATGGATGCACTATATGATATAATTCAAACACATGGGATTGAACTATGTGAGAATTTAATGTTAGAGTATTTAGAAACAAATTCATCAAAAAGAAGGGTGGAGATAAGACACGGAGAAAAAGCAAAACAACAATATATCGCAAGATTGAAAAACAGACCTAGGCCAAAAAATATTAAGAATCAGTGGACCATACAATATTGGTTAGATTTGGGCTATGATATAGAAACAGCTAAAAAGAAGGTATCCGAAGAACAAACAAAAAATGTATATA